AATATTGACTGGTATGGGTGAGGCTACTGCTTACCTGTCGGTAAATTTAAAAATATCGGCTGCTGAATCTGCTGAATTTATTGCAAAATTAGGTGATGCTACACAAACATCTAGTGCTGATATGGTTGCTTTAGCCGACCACGTACAAAAAATGAAGTTTTCAGGATTAGGACACGAGAACATTTTAGGGGCGTTTAAGAGCATAAGTAGTGCAACGCAAATGATGGGTAAAACTGGATTAGAGGGTGCAAAGATGATGGCACCGCTGGTTATGATGCTTGAAGAAACAGGGGCACAAGGTGAAACAGCTGGTATTGCTTTAAACAAAGTATTTAAAGCAACACTTAACAGTGAAAAGATTGCAAAGATAAATGCAGGTATGCAAAACCCAGCGGACAGGCTTAAATTTTCAGAAAAAGGCGAGTCGCTAGGTATTAAAAACTTCTTTGAGCAAGTTAGAAAATTAAGTAAGCTAACCAGCGAATCAAGAACAAAAGTAATTAAAGAGCTGTTTGGGGACGACAGTAACGTTATTTTAGCACTTGAAACTATGATTAATAAAGGTTACGCAGGATATGAGCAGCTGAATAATAAAGTAAATGCACAGGCAGATATGAATACACGCGTTAAAAAAATGATGACAACGCACGTAAATATTTGGGATTCGGCATTGGGTAACGCAACTAACGCACTGGCAAAAGTCGGCGAGGCTTTTGAGGGCGACAGTAAAAAACTGGCTGATTATTTTAGTAAAGCCAGCAATTTTATAGAAGATTTTACAAATAAATTTCCTAACGTTACCCGTGCAATTGCTTATGCAACTGTTGCAATTGGTGGAATGATAATTGCTATGAGTGCCTTTTCTTTTATTTCAAAATCTGCAATGGGTACGTCTTTAATAAATGCTGCTACTATTGCTTACGGTGGATTAAGAAACTCAATTATTGGTACAACAATTGCAACTAGGTTAATGGGTATTACATCAAGTATTTCGTGGGGAATGGTTTTAGGTCCGATTGCATTAATTGCTATTGCGGTTTATTTACTTAGAAAACAATTAATGGCATTTGGCGGTGGGTTCTTTGATGGATTAATGACAAGTTTAGAACCAGTAGGCAAAGCTTTAGGTGTTATTGGTAGCTTGGTTGGTGGATTGATTGACAGGTTTTTATCGTTTATTGGCATTACAACACAATCTAAAGACGGCTTTGCAAGTTGGGCAGCGGCAGGTAAATTGGCGGGTGAAGTTGTCGGCGGTGCAATTAAAGGCGTTATGACTGTGCTTACATTATTTATTGATGGGCTGCATTTAGCAGGTTTAATATGGGATAGATTAGCAGGCAAAAAAATAGACGCTTCAATGGCTTTCCCAGCAACTAAAGCGTTGTGGGCTGATACGCAAAAAGCAACTGACGCAACAAAACCGCTAAATATTGCCCCAGCTATTACCCCGACAAAACCTTTAAAAATGCCTACTTTTAATTCTTCAAACATAAAAAGTACAAGTAATATTAACAATGTTAGTAATATAAAAAACATAGCCAATTTAAATAATGTAAAAAATACAAACAATATAAACAATTTACTGTCTCAAAATAAAGCAGTGCAGAATAAAAACCTAATGGCAAATAACAACAATGCAGTATCGGGAAAGATTGATATAAATATTAATCAAAACGGTAAACCGAGTGTTACAGCGTTACAATCAAACAATAAAAACTTTGTGCTTAACGCCAAAACAGGGAGTATGACAGCGTGAATTACTTAAAAGAATTGTTTATTGCTAAGTTTCAAAATAGGGCAGGTAGCATTCAGTTTAACGTTGAAAGTAGCGATTTTAATTTAGGCCGCCGCGTGGTTGTACACGAATTTGTACAGCGTGATAATCCGTTCGTTGAAGATTTAGGACGTAAAAATAGATCACAAACAATTAATGGCTTTTTAGTTGCTAACAAAGAGAATAATTTTAATCCATTTTTAGAACGTGATTTTTTAATTAAACTGATAGAGACAGATGGCGAAGGCGTATTTACTAACCCATTTTATGGTGAACTGACAGGGCATATTACCGATTTTAATATTACTGAAACTTCTACTAAAGAAGGTGGATTAGTTGCGTTTACGTTTACTTTTATCGAAGCTGGTAAAAAAGTATTTAACGGTAATTCAAACTCAAATAATTTATTTGATAAAAAGGCTAGTGCTGAATTGTCTTGTTTAGCCAGTTATGAGGCTATGCAGACTGATTTTAATAGTTTATTTACTGTTGAGAATACGGCGGGTTTTGTGCGTGAAAGTGCAATTAATCAAATCAATTCATTTTTAGAAAAAGTAAACAATGTTGTTAGTACCCAGTCATTTACCAGTAATATTAACAATGTAGCCCTACAAACTTATCAAACTATTCAATATGCCAAACAACAATTAAGACAAATTGTATTTGGTGCAAATTTGTCGGCAGTGCTATTAAGTTTAAATATTATTAATATTATTAAATCAATTAATGACGTAACAGCAATCAAAAATTGGGCAGTCGCTCCGTTACCGACCTATAAAACAAAATCACGTAAACAACAAGAAATTAATAATAACGCAATAAAAAACTTAATACAAACTGCATCAGTAGTTAGGCAGGGCGAACTAATTATTAATAAAGTAGGTGAACGTGATTTAAACTTTAACGAAGTTACAGTATTAACAATTGATGATATGAAAGTGTTGCGTACTGATTTTAGCGAATTAATTACTAATCAAATTTATGATTTAAGCAGTCAATACATTTTTGATGAGACACAATCAAAACTAGTAAACACGCGTACTGATATATTGCAATATTTGACTAGTCAAAGTGATTATTTATCAAGAATTAATTACACTAATTTATGTGATACGACAATGAGCCAAACATTTACGCCCTTGATTGTAACGGCATATAGACACTATGGCGAGTTGAACGATGAGTTATTGATTGAGCGTAATGCAATAGCCAATCCTTTATTTGTACCACACAATCAAAAAATAGCGATTATAAATTAAATGGATAAAGTAGAATTAATCGTTAATAATAAAGTTTACGATAACTGGTTAAGTGTTAGCGTCAATCATTCTATTGAGAATTTAGCGGGTTCGTTTAGTTTAGAAATAGCCAATATGTTGGACGCGTGGGAAATTACTGCAGGTGATGAATGCGTTTTAAAGTTTGGTAAAGACGTATTAATTAGTGGTTATATTGATAGCAAAACATTAAGACTAGAAGCCAACAGCACGGCAATAAATGTACAAGGACGCGATAAAACGGGCGATTTAGTAGACTGTAGCGTAAAGCCTAAACAATGGCAAAACTTATCTTTTGAAGCAGTTGCAATTGATATTCTTAAGCCTTTTAATATTTTATTGTATACCCAGTTAGACAGTAATAGTACTGGGTATTTAAAAAAACAAGCAACTAAACTTAAAGTACCAAAAAAACTGGATTTAAACGGCGGTGGTAAGTTTAAGAAAAAAACTACTGGTGAAGGTTCACAAACTGCACACGAAACACTAAAAGAAGTGTGCAAGTCGCAAGGTGTTTTATTAGTTAGTGATAGAAATGGCGGTTTAATTGTTACTCGCGCAGGATTAAATGGATCATCTTATGATGGCTTAGTACTGGGCGGTAATTTGTTATCACTTGAAATAGCCGACGACTTTACGAATTTATTTAGTGAAATATCAGTTAAAGGGCAGTCAAGCGGTGCAGTTCAAGACGTAAACAGTCAAAATCAATATTCAACTGCTGATTTACAAAATAGAGTTAAACCTAATGCAACAGTAATATCTAAAAATAGCACAGGCAAATTAAACCGATACAGACCGCTGATTATTGAAGCTGAACAACAAAGCACACAAACAGACTGCTTAAAACGAGCACAATGGGAAGTCGGCAATAGACAATCAAACAGTAGAAAAATAATTGCAAAGGTTCAAGGCTGGAGGCAGTCAAACGGTGAACTGTGGGAAATAAACACATTAACAACAGTACAATCAGAATATACCGATATAACTGTGAATTGGTTAATATCTGCCATTGATTTTAGTATTGATACCAGCGGTTCAACGTGTACAATTACATTAATAAGTCCGTTATCTTTTGATATTTTAGAAGAGATACCCGAAAAAGAAGCGGTAAAAAAGAAAGCAAAAGTAGTTAAAAAGACTACCAGTAAAAAAGAAACAACGGCGTTATATTTTAGGGGTGAACGATGAATTACGTTAAACGTGCAATATTAAGAATGTTAAAACTAGACACGCCTAGCATTCAAGCGTCTATTGAGTGTACCAGCGATGACATACAAGACGATGTAGAAGTTGTACAGACTTATGGATTTAATGCAGTCCCGCCTGACAATGTAACCGAAGCGATTGTATTAAATGTAAATGGGCATAGCGACCACAGCGTACTAATTAGTTTTATTGATAAGCAAAACAGACCTTTGATTAATAAAGGTGAAGCACAAATGTACGCTAAAACAGACGCGGGGATTACTACAATTACGTTTAAAAAGAACGGTGATATTGAAATAAACCCAGCCAGTAATAAATTAATTATTAATTCAAATATTCAAGTAAACGGTAGAATTGAGGCTACAGGCGATGTAAAAGCGGGTTCAATTAGTTTACAAAACCATACACACCCACAAAACAACGGCAACGATTACGGCGGTGGAGTGAATACTGGGGCGTCTCAATGAGTGATTTAGCTTTAATTATCAATTGCACTCAAGAACAATGCTTTGATTTAAAAGTATCTTGCGGTGATTTAGTGCTGGGTAACGACTTACAAAATGCCATTGCATTGTCATTGTTTACGAACGCAAGGGCAAGGGCAGGTGATACTTTACCCAATGGTGAAGCCAGCGACCAGCAAGGCTGGTGGGGCAGTAAAATCGGCAATGATGGCGAGTTTGGCAGTTATTTATGGTTATTAAAAAACAGTAATACAACACAAGAAACACTCAATAAAGCTAAACAGTATGCTAAAAAATCACTGGACTGGTTAATTGATGACGGCATAGCCAGCGATGTAGTTGTAGAAGCCAGTTACGATGGGTGTGGTAGTAAACAGTTAAAACTTAAAATTGAGGTTCAACAACCTAATAATACTAGCCAGTTTTGGCGGTTTAAATACGCGTGGGACGTAAGTAATTTTGAGGTGTGCAATGCCTAATGTGTCAATAAAAT